GTGCCGTTGCATAATTATAAACATAAAGATATCTAAAATGCAAACACTTTTTTAATCATGGTGTAAATACCAGGTAGTTACAACATGGTTGATACATAACACCTTATATAAGAGTTACTTATAACTAGTTTAATTTGAATGTCTTAACTAACTCATTAATCTACAATTGTTGTATCTACGCAACACTATTAGCTAACAATCGGTGTCATGTTGTTTATTTGCAACAGGGTACCTTTGGGGGGGCGGGGGGGTGTCTTTGTCTCTATCTGTCACACTCAAATTTTTCCCAGTTTTTTCAACATTCTCTCGTTGGACAACTTGAACACGATATCCTTCTGCACCTGATCAAACTCAGACCAGTTGACAATCTCATCACGTGTACGGCCACATGAGATACACATCTCGATATTGTCTATAGACTCTAATCTACATTGATAGATGCATGGTGATTCTTGCATGGTGTCCTCATGGTCATTAGTTATATATATATCATTGGTGCATGCGGTCAGCATGGCATGTTGATAACTTGGAGTAATAGAACCTAACCCGATAAAAAAAAGGTATTTATCAGGAACATCATAAGATGGATAGCTCTCGTTTATCTAGTAAGCTGTACGCCCGCTTCCACGATTCCTGATACCTTTATATACTTCTAATAGAGGAGATCTCTGCGGTTAAACACGTTTATTCCCTTGGTCGCTATCTACCGATGGGAGGTCTGGGTAATGGACCCGTTATTAATATATTAGCATAATTAAAGATTAACACAAGACTTGCACTTGAGTATCTTTGAGATATACTATACTTATGGAATACAAGATACCTGAATCGATACAGATACAAAAGTTACGAAACAAGGATCACAGACATTTTGTAGTCATACCATTTAAAGCTGTACTCGATCAGAAGGTGACACCAGGTAACTTAAGAGTGTTAAGTATATTAGCAGCATACTGTAACAAACAAGGTTTTAGTATTGTAGGCATAAGGACACTAGCTGAGAAACTTAAAGTGACTTACCCTACCATACAATACCACTTACAGAAACTGATGAAGTTAGGTTATGTAGAGATGAGGCCCAGGTCAGCTTATCCTGGCATCCGAGGTAACCTTAGACGGATTGTCTATGACAGTACTGTGAAGTGGGATGATGTGAAAGGTTATATGCTCGACAATGAAGACATTAACTTTATTAAGAGATATAACGAGATTGAAGGACATAAGGATTAAGTATGAGTGATGGTGGCAAAGGTAGCAAACAAAGACCAACCGATCGCAAGAAGTTTGAAGAGAACTTTGAACGCATTTTTGGGAAGAAGAAGTGAGAATATTGGTTGCTTGTGAATATAGTGGTGTAGTGAGAGAAGCATTTGCTGCTCGTGGTCATGATGCGATGTCATGTGACTTAGAACCCACTGACATTCCTGGACAACATTATCAAGGTGATGTGATGGATATAATTAATGATGGTTGGGATATGATGATTGCACATCCACCATGTACATACTTAACAGTGACAGGAAATAAATGGTTTAAACCTGAATACAAAGATAGATTTCCTACAAGACAGCAAGACAGACAAGATGCAATTAATTTCTTTATGAGTTTAGTTAATGCATCTATAGATAAAATTGCAATAGAAAATCCAATCGGTATTATGTCTACAACATATAGAAAACCTAATCAAATTATACAACCATGGCAGTTTGGACATGAAGCAAGCAAGTCTACTTGTTTATGGTTAAAAGCATTGCCTAACTTACAACCTACAGATATTGTAGACAAAGGTGAATTTGTAACTTATAAGAGCGGTAAACGTATGACGAAGTGGTATGCAGATGCAGCAAGTAAGCCACCACAAGAACGTGCTAAAATTCGTAATACAACATTTCAAGGCATAGCAGATGCTATGGCAGAACAATGGGGATGACATTGCGTGAGTTTTACATGACAGTCATCAAAGAGTTTAACGATGGTCAGCCATTAGAATATAAGTTTACAGACAAAGATGGTTACTGGAAGATGACTAAAGGGTTTACTGGTCATGGTATGAAAGAGATGCGAGCATCACAATGGTTACGTTTAATAGAAGACGTTAAACGCGATGTAGCCAAAGAACATGAGAATGATACACGGAGTCGTGGACGTCCGACAAAAAAGGTCCAAAACAAATATGTAGGAGACTTGTATGAGTGATCTAAAACCGTTCTTAGTTCGTCTCACTCCTCAAAGTGTTGAGTTACTAAACAAGACTGCGAAGGAACATGAGAAGACTAAGGCAAGCATTATCAACGATGCGATCAAAGCTTACTGTACTAAAGACATTAATGCGAGATTAAATCGACTATGACACCAACACTAAGATATGAATTGCCCTACCCGCCTAGTGTGAATAATTATTGGCACGCATCGGGAAAGCGAAGGTATATCTCTCCAGCTGGAAAAAAATTTACTGAAGAAGTATTTGCAGTAGTTAAACAGGCTGGTTATAAAAGCTTTGGCGATAAGAGTCTTGGTATTAGTGTTATGATACATCCTAGATCGAAAAGAAAATTCGATTTAGATAATACACTAAAAGCAATATTAGATGCATTAATGAAGGCTGGATGTTATGATGATGACAGTCAATTTGAATACATTGAGATTGCTAGAGGTGAAGCAAGGGATGGTGGCGCTGCCGTCGTCCATATTTATGAACTAGAAAAGGAAGAAGAATAATGGCTGAAGATAATAAACGTCCGTTGGAATTGAAAGAAAACGAAGGCAAATTATTTATTAACAACGATAAGACAGAGGATTGGCATGGAGACTACCAAGGCCAAGTGTTACTACCAGATGGAACACGATGCTACATTAATCTCTACGAAAACACTGCACAAAGCTCTGGCAACAAGTGGTATAAGATTAAGATCGGTAATCCAGTTAAACAAGGTGCCAATACCGCACCATCCGCACCAGTACAGAATAACGTCCAAGCGGATAATCTTGTGGACATGGAAGACGATCTACCCTTCTAATGGCTGAAACAAAAAATAAAAGTAAACCAATTCCAAGTCTGTCAGGGTACGGTGGTGTCAGGGCCTTGCAGAAGAACTTGGAAAAAAGTACAACCATTGCAGCAAATCGAGAGGCTGTGGCCTACTCGTTGCTGTGTATGGCAAATACAAAACTATCAGACATAATGAGTTGGGACGAAGAAGGTAATGTTAAAGTCAAAGCAAGCAAGGACATTCCAGAACATGCGATGCAAGCAATTAAGCGCATCAAGACGAATCCAAAGACTGGTGAGATTGAGATCGAACTCTGGGATAAAGTACAAACCTTAAGACTATTAGCTAAAGCGAGTGGCTTACTAGACAATCCTGATGAGTCAGATAAGCCGTCAGTTATCGGTATTAATATTAAAGCACCTGAGACGATAGACAATGAAGAATAAAGCATCACGAGATAAATACATGGCGATCATCAAAGAACAAGCTGATCAATATAAAAACTATAATCGTAGTGTGGAGTGGGTAAAGAAGTTATTAAAAAATCCAAACCCAGACTATGAGATTGCAAACAAGATGGCTAACGAAGCAGCCAAGAAATTAAGGATTGAAATAGATGAATGATCCAAAAGACATCCAAGTTGGTGGTGACCATTACAAGCGACACACCATACAACCTATAGATGTCATGAAAGAATACCTATCAGAAGAAGCGTACGAGGGATTTCTGAATGGTAATATTATTAAGTACGCGCTACGGTGGAGATTGAAAGGTGGTGTTGAGGACTTGAAGAAGTGTCAACATTATGTCGCATTTTTAATCAAACACATGGAGACTAAAGATGGACATCAAAGCAATGATTGAGCAATTGCGTGAAGAGTTCGCCATGGCACATATGAATAACTCAAGAGTCATGGAGATTATTGATACGCTATGGAAAGAGAATCAAGAACTCAAACGTTTAGCAACAATGAAGTTCAAAGATATTGACGACGAAGAATAATGACAGAACATGATAAAGCTTGGATTGTCACTATGATTGTATTTGTTATATTTTTAATAGTTATATTATGAGCAATAAAAAAGAACGTAGTAAGAAAAGCCTAGCTGGACCAGGCATTGATCTTGACTTCAGTGGCGCACGTACGACATACGACTTTCTCCAAAGTAATGCGTTCGTTCGCGGACTCATGGGACCTGTAGGTTCAGGCAAATCCTATGCGTGTGCTGCTGAAATCATGATGCGAGCTGTACGCCAGAAACCCTCACCTCAAGATGGCATTCGCTATACAAGATTTGTAATTGTCAGGAACTCATACCCAGAGCTTAAGACGACAACGATTAAGACATGGCAAGAGTTATTTCCTGAAAACACTTTTGGTCCGATGTTATATACACCTCCAATCACGCATCACATACGCCTACCCTCCCGAGGTGATGCCGCAGGCATAGACTGCGAAGTGATCTTTTTAGCATTGGACCAACCTAAAGATGTACGTAAACTATTGTCACTTGAACTTACAGGAGCATGGGTCAATGAAGCAAGAGAACTTCCAAAAGCTGTTATTGATGGTCTCACTCATCGGGTTGGTCGCTATCCTACACAACGGGATGGTGGACCGACTTGGCATGGAGTGTGGATGGATACTAACCCAATGGATGATGATCATTGGTGGTTTCGCCTAAGTGAGAAAGAACCGATCACAGGTAAGTATGGATGGGACTTCTTTAAACAACCTGGTGGCGTCGTAGAAGTATCCCCTGAAGATTTACCTGAGAATCCTGAAGCCAACGATCATATCTTTGCTGGGGGTCGTTGGTGGACAATTAATGGTAAAGCTGAGAACGTCAACAACTTACCTAGTGGTTACTACAATCAGATGTTGGGTGGTAAGAACTTAGATTGGATACGTTGTTATGCTGAAGGCAAATATACTTATGTGCAAGAAGGTCGACCTGTCTGGGGTGAATACGATGATAACCTCATGAGTTCTGCTGAAGTCGATTATGATCCAAACCTACCTATTCATATTGGTCTTGACTTTGGTTTGACACCAGCAGCTGCGATTGGGCAACGATTAGCCAATGGGCGATGGGTTGTTCTTCATGAGATTGTCACTGAAGATATGGGTCTTGAGCGATTTGGTAATCAACTCTTAGCAGAGATTAATGCAAAGTATCCTAAAGCACAAGTGTTAGTGTGGGGTGATCCGGCGGGTATGCAACGTGATGCAATCTATGAAGTCACAGCATTTGATTATTTACGCACTTTAGGATTGCGTGCGCAACCTACAGCATCGAATAACTTTAGAGTCAGACGTGAAGCCGCAGCGGCACCGATGCAGCGCTTGATTGCGGGTAAACCTGGACTCATGGTACATACTTCTTGTAAACGATTACGTAAATCCTTAGCCGGTGGTTATCACTTTAAACGTGTGGCTGTTGGTGCTGGGCAAGAACGATTCAAAGATAGTCC